CATTCTAATTTTGATGGGTGGTATCTGCTTGCTCTTTTGATATTACAGTTCTTTTCTGCAATTGGATAAATTTGATGAACAATTGCACCTGGATACTCCGCTTGCAATTCTTCACCTAAAGATTGTTTTGATGGAATACCAGTTTTGCTGGTTAATTCCATCCTGTAGAGACTTCCATTCCACAGCACATCTGCAACGTATCCTTCACCAACCGACTGTTGCTCTGGTTCAGAAGAATTTATGTAAAGATTTCCGTTAAAATCTCCAGAAATATTTACAGACTCTGAGATGAACTGCTTAAAGGATTTCATTCTTCTTCTGCGGTTTCGCTATTGAACATTGCGTTTGCTACTGCAGGACGAAAATCATCGACTTTTTCTGCTGCTTTTGCAAACAAAAGGTCTTTAATTTTATCACTAATCTGAGAAGGTGATTCGTCAGTAGCAATCATATCCAGTAAATCGTCCATTGTTAAAATTCCAATTAATAATCGTTTTTATTTATATCTCACCGCCCTTGGGCATTTCTACTGCCTTAGCATTAACTTCAGTTGTTTTTTCTTGAGACCTTAAATCTGGTTCCATCACTGGTTGACCAAGATCCATTTGAGAAGTTTGATCTAGTGGCATTCCTGTCATTGGATCAACTGGCGCATTTGGATCTGGAATTAGTCCTTCTTCAATTTCTTTTTTAATAAGTTCATCTTGCTCAAGAATTTCTACATCAGTTTGGCGAAGAACTTTTCTTCTAATATAATCTTGTGAGAAGTACTTACCAACATAAGGTTCTGCAACTTGAACCATATTTAATCTTTCATTCAGTAACTCTGCGTCTTTAAGTTCTGCAAAGTGATTATCATATAGGAAGTCATATTGGATATGTTCATCCATCTTATTCCAATCTTCGGGAGTAATAATATTTTTGAGAATCAATTGAGTTCTCAGCATATCACTAAACATATATGAGAATCTCTTTCTTAGGCGAGCAACAAACTTACTGAACTTAACTTCATCTCTGAGAATTTCTGATGAACGACCAAGATTAAATCCACCTTCTCCATCCATTCTTGATGGTGGAACATTTAGTGAACGATAAAGTTTCTTTTTGAAGTATTCAATATCTGTAATTTCTCCAAGATTTTGTCCACCAGGAAGTGTAGAAATTTCAGTTCCTCTACCGCCTTCTCTTCTTGGTAACCAGAAATCCTCAAGCATTGCCATAAATTTCTTATCATCACGAATTTCTCCAGTACTAGCATCATAAACTTGCTTATTACGATATCTCATCATAACATCTCTGAGATACTGCTCTGCTTTTACCTTTGGAAGATTGCCTACATCAATATAGAAAATTCTTCTTTCGGGAGCACGAGAAAGACGATAGATAACCAAAGAATCCTCAATCATACGAAGTTGATTGAGTGATTTGATTGCTTTATGAAGATATGAAAGAGTTGATCCTTTATTTCTATCCACAAGACCCGATGTGCAATAAGTAATCGAATCCTTAGTCATTTTGACGCCAGCATTTGAACCACCTAAAGTTCCAGGAGCTGGAGTTCCTGTTGGATAAGTCATTTTTGGTTCATAAATGAAGTATTCTTCAATCTCAGGAAAAGCATAATCCATTGGATTATCAATATTCCTATTTGAAACTCTATATTTGTTATCTTCTTTTTTGATTGCTTGTCGAACATAACGCATCTTCATTGCGTCTATGTATCTCAGTTCTTGTATTCCTGCTTCTGGATTCTTTAGATCTACAACTTTGTGATAATAAAGTCTTCCATCAACGTACCAGTTCCTGTAGATTTCGTGAGACTTCTTATCAAAATCTAAAAGTTCTAAGATATGTTTGAATTCTTGCCTGATTTTCTTTTTAATACCATCACTTGCATTCAGATTATCCAAGTCAATCTGAACGGGACTATCATTTGTATCTGATACAATTGCTTCATTTACAATATCTTCAATGGCGCTATCACACTCTGGGTGAAGAGCCATTTCACGATATCTTTTAATGAGATCGAATTCTGTTCTATATACGCCTTCAATATCTACATACGAACCAAAAAAACCACTACTCAGATAATGGTCAACCCCGTCCTCCTTATTTGGAGGAACGGGGGAAACAAGACCAGGAGATAATGGTTCGTTATCTTCAATCGAAAAACCAAACAGTTTCGCCATAATTTATTTTTTAACTTAAATCTTTAGACTATTTATTATTCTCCAATCTCGCCTTTTGCTGCTGGTGTCCAGTATTGAACTTGGAATGAAACAGTAAACTCTTCAAGAACATTAGTTGAATCATAACTTAGATCAATTGCACTAAGAGAAGTTGGAAAAATATCATGGAATTTATAAATGGTTTCAGGAACAGAAAGTGTTAGTCCACCTCCAGTTCCTGCATTTTCTCCAGTTGTTCTAATGTTTGCGGGAGTTCTTGTAAGTTGCTTAACGTAAGCGTCTACCATATAACTGTTAGGTTCTGTAGCACCACTTGCATCCCCATACTGTCCAATGAAATTCATCCAATCTTCAAAAACTCTTCTAAGTTTGAAGTTTTCATCGTTGATAACTGTAACTGACCACTCATCAAATGTTCTGTCGCCAGCAACTTTAAAGTTCCTTCCTCTAAAAGGAACATCAATCATTCCAAGATTTGATGCTGGAAGTTGAGATGCTTTGCAAAGAACAGAGAAATCATCATCAAGAACTCCACCACCAGGAATAGATCCAGGAATTCTAACTTCGAAAAGATTGGGTCTTGCTCCACCACCAATTAGTGTGGATTTCATTTTTTGGATAGTTGATTCAGCCATTTTTTAGTTCCTCCTTGTTTTTGTTTTAATTAAAATCAAACAGTACCAGCAACTTCTTCAAATGCAACACCAGTTCTGGTGGCTACAAATGTAAGAGTTACATAGTTAATAGACTTGGCAGGTTTCAGGAAAATGTCTGCTCTAAACTCATTGTTGTCAATAACATCAGGTGTGTTGTTTGTAGAATCGCAAACTACCAGGAATCCATAAAGACCACGCTTTGCTTGAACATCGCGGAGGTATGGTTCAACGATGTTTCTAAAGTTTGCTCTTGTAATCTCATCATTGAGTTCGAAGAGTTGTGCTTGAGCAGATCTTTGGAGTGCTTGCTCAACAGTTAGGAATAGACGACGAACGTTAATTCTGTCGAATGCAGAGGCATATCCAAGAGCAGTTTTATCACCAAAGAGAAGGATACCAATTCCAGGTTGATTAACTATTGCATTAATTCTTTGTGGATAGAGTTGATCTCTTTGTGCTTTATTTGGATTATATGCAAGTTTAATTGCATTGTTTATAATACCTCTCTGCTGACCTGCAGGAGAGAACCAAGGATAAGCAACGATAGAAGTTCTTACACATAAACCAGCGACATCTGGATTACATGGAATATAACGGAACTTATTGTTGAATCTATCGTAGGTGTACTTATAACCAGCATCAAATATTGCATAAGATGAAGATGCAAGTGATGAGAAGAACTCAAGAACATTATCTGTCTGAGTATCTGTATTAGTAATATCAACAACATCGGCACGATGAGGTGAGATCACTGCAATGCAATCTTTTCTTCCATTTGCAATGGAGATTAGATGTTGTGCTTTTGCCTGAGATTCAAACTTATTACCTAAACCAGGACCCATGATTAGATAATCAACTTCAATTTCATCTTTGTTAGAGAAAAGATTATAAGCAGTAAACAAATCTCCAAGAGTTGCTGTCATTCCGCCAGCATCAGAGTAATCTTTACCACCACTCAGGTTATAAGTTACATTTCCAAGAGCACTGTAAGTTCTATCTTGTGCGTCTCTGTTCCATAAACCTTCTGAATTGGTAAATTCAGTAAATGCTGTTGAGAATCCAGTTGCTACTACTGGCTCGTTAACATTTAATTCATCGGAAGGGTTGTCACCAACATAAACATAGCTTGAATAAACTGCAAGATAATTCTTCCACCATATTTTTGTAGGAGAATTAACTGCAGAAATAGCGTCAGTTGCTTTAGAAAGTCCAGTGAACTTTTCGAGAAGGTTTCCTTGGATTCCGGTGACTGTTCCCGTATCATCCACAACTACTACGTGAATCTCATCACTCTTTGCATTTCTGTTCACCGCATACTGCGATGTGCCTGGTTTTGGTGCAATCGAATTCCAATAAATTGCAGTATTAGTTAATTGGAGTATTTGTTGATCATACCAGTCACGAATTGGATTTGTACCAGTATTAATAGTTGCAGAAGTCGTTGCAATACCTGCACTAGTAATCAAACTTACTGTGAGGTTTCCGCCTCCAGTTGCTGCTTTAAATGATTGTAGTTGTGACTTTGGTGCATAATCTACTGGAGTTTCTACACCAGCGGTAGAAACTATAGAATTGATCTTGACTTCAACTGTGCTAGCACCAATTCCAGTAATAATGCCTTTTAGATATCCATTAAAGTTTGTTGTTGTACCAATTCCGGCAGAAGCAACATTAGTAAGGGTTGTCGTGAGACCCATACCAACAGATGCTATTGAGGTAAACGCAGATCCAACTGTCAGAATCTGATCAGCTTTATCGTCAATTACGCAAACTTTAAGGTTATTTGCCCAAGAACCAGGATTCTTTGCGGAAAAAATATAGTTTGCGATATCATCTGCGTAATTTGCCTCATAATCATCAAAGTTCTTGATTTTGAGCGTAGGCTCACCTGCGGTAGAAACGCCAGAGGAGTTACGAATTGCATTTGCGTTGACTAGGTTATCGCCATCAACTCTTGCAACTTTAAGTACTCCACCATAACTTAAGAAAGAGGAACAACTCATCCAATACTCATACTGAGCATCTGTTGAAAGAGGTTTTCCAAAAACTTTAATTAATTCGTTTTCTGTAGTAATATCAATTGCATCTTCAACTGGACCAAGTGCGAAAGGACCTGCAATTGCTCCAATGTTATCTAGTACATTATCAGCTCTTCCTACCGTTAAATCAACCTCCCTGACTAGTACGCCAGGAGATAGTAGAGGAACAGACATGTTTTTCTCCGTAGATCTCAGTTAACTAAAAATTATTTATTAAAAAGTTACTTTACACGGAAGGAAACATGACGTGAATATCTACCAATCAGGATATTCTGGTTCCAAATAATATAGATTATTTTTTCTTGCATTTACTACCCTTTTGATCGTACATTCTTTGCACTCATAAGAATATGAAGATGCAACTGGACCTCTATCTTTACGTGTTCTATAAAATTCTCCAACTAAATTTTTCATTTCACCACAAGTTCTACATTTTCTGTCCGTTAGTAATAAATGACCTAATCTTATCTGCTTATCAATATCCATTATGATAAGTATTCCCACATGTATGAGCGATCTCCATATTCATCTGTATACCATCTATCTCCATCATTATCAACAAAACTAGATTCGTCGAGTCCATCGGCAACAAATCCAAAAGGTGCCATATCCTGTTCTATTTGATTTTTTTGTTCCTCATACAAACGCTTTCTAACATCTTGATCGGTCAGTTCTTTAAAGTAATCCTGAGCAACCAACCAAGCATATATTACAAGGCACATTGCCAAGTCATCATTACAACCCTCTTCTGCTTCAAAGGAGTTGTGTTTCTGAATAAAAGTTGTAAGCTCACTCATTATTTCATAATCTTTAAAAAGAAGTTTACTCTCTTCAATCATTGTTTTTAAGTTGAGACAACCTACCTTTTTAACGGTTTTGGACATCTTAACTCCAAGTTGAGTTTTCTTTCCAGAAAATCCTTGCCCAACAATCTGACCCGCTCTTCCTCTCATTGAGCACATAAGAAGATTATTATATTCAAGATCATAGTGAATAATTGATGCTACTTGATCTCCAACATCATTCACTTCACATAAGATATATGCACTATTATAATTTTTTGCTACATCTACGACAATGCTTGGAAAAAGCATTGGTTTAATTTCATTGTTTCTATATTTTGCAACTACTTGGTGGGGAAATGTAGTGATATCAACTACAGTAAACGCTGAGTAGTCGTTCCCTACGCCTCTAGCAACGTCCACAGTCATTAAGTAGTCATGATTATCTATTGGATCCTCATGAACGTCTAGACCGCCGCTGCTGGTCTTTGGGTGATCATATACGAGAGACCTAAGTTTACTTGGAGAAATAAGTGTATCAACAGATCCAAGAAATTCACACTCAAACTCAACTTTGAACTGCTGTTCACTTGTGTTCGCAATAGTTTGTTTTTTCCACTCCTCATCTCTACCAGGAACTTCACTCCAATGAACATCGGTGAATACATATTCATTTTTACCTTTTTCAGCATCATGCCACATTCGGTAGAAGTGATTCATACCGTGTGGTGTAGATACAATAATTACTTTCGTTTGTTTACCTGAAGTAATTGTGGGATAAACTGACGCAAAAAATGAGTCTGCAATATGATTTGGAACGAATGCAAATTCGTCCAAGAACAAAATATTGAATGACATTCCTCGGACAGCAGATGCAGAAGTTGATGCTGCCAAAATCTTAGAACCATTTTCAAGTTCTAAAGAACCTTTATTCCAAGAAATAATCCCTTGTTGCATCCACTTTGGAAGATTCTCATAAGCAGTCTGAAGACGATCTAAAAGTTCTCTTGCAGTTGCTGCTTTGTTTGCAAGAATACCAATATTTACGTTATCATTGAAAACAGCATAGTGAAGCAAAAAAGATACCACAGTAGTGGATTTACCAGTCTGTCGCGGCATCTTACAGATATTAAATCTGTTATTGTGAAAATTATTAATTAACTTTTCTTGGAAATGATATGGTTTAAAAGTTTGCAGACCATGGTCCAGAGTTACAATTTTTACATAATTGTTTGCAAAGTAAACAGGATCATCTTTACATTTAACGAACTCAAGAATTTGTTCTTGAGTAAATTCAATAGGAGTATTTGCTTTTTTTAAAAGCGGATTACCAAGATAAACATCAGACATAATGAATTAACCTCTACTTTTTAAGTATAAAATTGCATTTTCCAAATTTTGCATGTTATCTTTAAAATTTCCTAATCCTCTATTGCAATGATTGCAGAGCATTCCTCTGAATTTTCCTGTTTGGTGATTATGGTCCATAACTAAAGAATAAACTTTCCCTAAGTGTTTATTATTTCTCGATCCAGCAAACTCATTTCCTCCACATATATCACATTTCTCTTGCTTTCTTAACTCTTTAACTTTATCGTCAGGAAGTTGCCCTCTAAATTTTCCTCTGTTAATTTCACTCCTATAAGATGCCCTACATTTTCTACACCAACTATCTAACCCATCTTTGCACTTATTGTGTGGAGGAAAACTTACAGTATCTCTTGATTTCTCTTCTTTACATCTAGTACAAATTTTAGTGCTCATACCTTTTCATTACTTTATATTATTTATGTAATGAAAAGGTATGAATTAGCACTTCCAACGTCTCCTCGCCGCTAATCCTCTTTCTCCTTTCCAACTTCTACTGCGAGAGCAAAATGCTTTACGACGTTTTGCTGCTTTACTTCCTGGTTCTACATCTCCAGTTACTGGTGCCTGTAAATTGGATCCTGTGGCACGATTATATTTTTCTCTTCCTTTTTTAGTAAGACCTCCACCTCTACTTACAGGAAGTTTTTCTCCTCTACCTACAGACAGAGATGGTCCTTCTTCTTCTAACTCAACTTGCTCACCATATGGTTTTACATATGCTTTGCTTGGTCCTGGTTTTGCTAAACTTCCCCCCTGAGGACCAAATGCCTGAATAATCGGTTCTCCAGAAGTAAATTCTGATACTGAATGATAAACTACCCTTGATCCAGGATAAACCTTTTGAAGTTCATCATTGATTTCTTGACGTGATGGTGTTTTAATTTGTGGGAAGAACATTCTCAATGAGTAATATTTTCCTCTCCACATTAGAGTGACTGCTACAACATTTCCTGTTTGTGCCTGAAGTCTTGTTGCTTCATCTACTTGTGACTTAAATCCTTTGATTGGTTCTGGTTTAATTAAATCAACCACTTCTGCAAAGGTATTTCCATTTGCATCTTCAATAGTTACATCCTCTGCCTTTACACAGTTTGGATACCTTTTTCCAAACATTGTCTTCATACCTTTCTTTTTATAACCAGGCCAGCACTTTTCAGATAAAACATCATCTAAAATTTTATCAACCAGTTTTTGCTCTTCCATTTCTCCACTAGCAATATAATCTGCTGCAGTATCAATGTAGTCTGCTGCCTTGGTAATTTTTGACTGCACCCATGCTTCCAGATCACCTTCTCCTTTACCAACCTTTGCCTTAAGTCTTTTTACTGCATCTTCAATCGTTTTAAGTTCTGATCTTGCCATTGAATATTCTTCATCCTTTACAGAAACTTTATCCCATGCTTTTTCGCCATAAGAACACTGTGATCTCGTTTCTCTTTTATCACATAATGGACAGTATCTTTCTTCTTCGTGCATGGTTTCCTCCGATTTAGTTCCCCAGTTATCTGCACCAACTTTACGACATTTGACCAAAGCACCTGAAGCATATGCACTTGGCCATACATCGTATCTTGACTTTACTTTATTGTAACAAGCATCTTTTTTACCACTACCCTTACCTGGTTTATCTTTTGCTTCCTGTACTTCCATTTCTTCTTTCATTTTCTTTTTAGTGGAGTCTGTAGAAACATATGTTGGTTTTGCAGCTCCTGTTTTCTGCTGTTGTCCAGGATCTGCTTCTTTTTTTCTTCTAGATGATGAAAGTCTCTCTGCTGGAGTCATGCTTGCTCTTTTTGCAGAAGAAACACATTTTGGGGTTCCTTCTCCAGGTTCATCACTTGCACATGTACCACCAGTTACTACATTCACCCACCCGGACTTACCATCACTCGATTTAGACTTACCAAACCAATCACGAAGACCTTCTTCAGTAACGTCTTTAAACTTTTTATGATGCTTTTTAGCATCTGCTTCCATTTTCTTCAAACGAGTATAATAATCTGGAATTTCATCAAGATGTTGAAGAGCAATATCCATTGCAAGTTCATGATCTTTAGTATGTTCATGCTCAATGGGTTCGCCAATATCAAGCTGCTTTTGTATGAAAGAAACATCCATCCGATGCTTCTTTGCAATTTGCTCAACTGTTTTATGTGACTTGATCTTAGGCATTATTCAACTGGTTTTGATTTAGTCTGCTCACCTTTTGCTCTCTTTCTTCTCGCTGCACAGTGAGCACGTTGAGAGAATCCTTTTGGATTTAAGCAATCAATATTCTTTTTATATTTATTAGTCCAATCTTCTTGAAACTGTTTAAACGTTTTCATTTTCCGTCTGTTGCTTTAGAAGTTTTGCTAATTCTGCAGTGGATCCAACAAAAAGTGCATTGTTAACAGTTGTAGGACCTTTACCTACCTTTTCTTCTTCAATATCTTTGAGTTTCTTTTGGAGATCCATTAACTTATCAGTTGCATCAGCAACATTCTTAATTAATTGCCCTGCAACTTCATAAGCACGAGGCATCTCGCTTTCTTGCGCTAATTCAAGAATTCCATTGATTGCTTCTTGACCTTTTTCAATAAGAGAATATAAATTTCCTCTAGTATAATCATAATCTTTTTTTATATCATCAACCACTGTCGATATCTTTTCTACCTTTTCAATAACCGCTTCTGATTCGACAGGAACTATCTCACCATCAACGTTGAAGGTTTCATTGAGTTTATCAAACTTTTTTGTCATTTTCATAACTTATCAAAAAACACTTCCACTAAATCCAAAATCGTCACCTTCTTCAATAAGTAAATTATCTGTAGAAGTAATTGATTTAACTTGAGAACCTGCTAAGTGTGATGTAATTGTTGTGTTATCTCTGCCACGATCAACAGTGAGAACATTTCCAGACTTAGCAGTTACATAAACTTCTTCTCCCTCTAAATCAAGATAAGTATCGACAGAAATCGCACTCGCATCATTTACTGTAATTAAATTATCTTCATTTGTAATATCCTTAGATAAATTGGTAAGAACAGTTCCTGTATAATTTTGAATCGCTCTTGGTTCTACTGAGTATACAATCTCTCTTGTTGGTGAAGATGTTAAATCTCCAGCAACATAACCAATAGTTGCCTTTTTGACAATATCCTTGGTTGCAGAAGAAACTGGTCCAAAAATGTAAGTCTTTGCAGTAAATCTTAAAGTATAAATTAAGACTCTTCTTGTAGTAAAATCGCCTTCATAATCATCCTGCATTGTTATGTTTTCAAGAATCACAGGAATGTCTCTTTTTTCATTAATAGTTTCAACCAAATCAACAGTCATTGTATAAGCAGGTTGAAAATAAGGTAAAATTTGCTCTATAATTTGAAGAGCATCATCATTCAATTTGGACATTATACTTAACTCAAATTGCATATTATATGGAACTGGAAGATATGCCTTCTTGGTTTCTGTTCCGTCTGCTACTGATTTTGCAGTGAAGTATTGTGTTGTTGTTGACTTTCTTGCTGCATCATAAGTTAATCCAGTAAATTCAAATGACATTCTTGGTAATGTAATTTGAACTGGTTTATTTAAATTTGGTGATTGGTTCAATCTCGCAAGAAACTTTTGCGTTGGACCATATGCAAGAGGAACCTTGATTGCACTAATAGTTTGGTTAGAATTATTAGTATGTTTGATAGTTATATCATTAAATAACGAACCAAAAGCAATAACAGTTCTTCTTAAAATTTCGTGATAAAAATACTCAAACATACTTCTAATTTATGGTACTACTATTTAATCAAATTAATAACTAATATTTATATGATTTACGGCATTCCGAAAGGATTTGTCTCATCAAAATCAATAATATCATCTGCTTCTTCTTCAATCTCTTCATTTGCAGCATATCCATCTCTTGCAGGAAATACATCAATGGATCGTAAGTATTGAGAAGCACTTGATGCGGATCCTACTATATTTTCTCCAATTTTAAATTCACCATTTATATTTGAAACTTGAAGAACTTTCGTATTAGAGTCCCAAGATTTAACTCTTGCTGTAACTCCACTCTGAGATCCTGTTACAATTTCGTTGAATACAAAATTTCCACTTGAAGTAAGAAGTGGATTTCCAATGATAATCGTTGGATTAACAGTATATCCAAGTCCAGCATTTGTAATTCTAATTGATGTAATTGTTCCAGCAGCAGAAACAACTGCTGTTGCTGCTGCAGATACTGTAGATATTCCAGTAAATGTAATGGTTGGTGAAGTTACATATCCGGATCCTGCATTTGTAATAGTGATGATACCAACAACTCCATCGCCTATGGATGAAATTCCAGTCGCACCTTTACCGCCACCACCAATAAATCTTACTTGTGGGGCAACTGTGTATCCGTATCCGGCATTAATAATTTCAACACTCTGAACAGATTGTGCTTTTGGATTTATATTATTGTTACAATCAACTATACCACTAATCATCTTTGCAATTGCAGTCGCTGTTTTTCCTCCAGATGGTGCAGAAGAAATTCCAACTGTTGGAGTACTTGTGTATCCGCCACCACGATTAGTAATTGTAATATATCTTACTCCGCCATTTACAATTGCAACAGTAGCGGTTGCGGTAACACCAACTCCAGCCATGGTAAGATTTGTAATATTTCCAACTGGAACTTTGTCAGAATCTGAAGAGTCGCTTCCTCCAATAAGTTCATCAATTTCTTCAATACTTGTATCTATAACTTCGTCTTCATATCTGAAAAGTTCGCATCTGAGTTGATATGTATATAATCCTTGAAGTTGATAAAATGGCTTTTCATGCTCCACGTATTTAACTTCAAATAATCTTCTACCTAAAGGAAAATAAATCAAATCTCCTTCTTTTGGCCTAGATGATACTTTTATATTTGGTTGATTCTGAATTAGTGGTGAAATGTAATTCTTAAATCTTTCTCTTGAAATAGTTAATGTTATCTCATTAAGTGCTTGAATTCCAAACTTTGATAAAATAGTTGGATTATCACTATATCCATCATAAGTATCTACATATGCTTCAATTGGATAAGCACTATTAAATTCAGACTCTATAACCTCTTTAATAACTGTTTTTTCGGTAATAAATTGTCGTGGAAGATAGTGAACTTCAACACCATACATCCTCAATTGCTCATTAATTAAATCTTGAATGAGTCCTTGTTCTGAGTTAGAACCTTGAAGAAAGAATGGATTAAGCATATGATTAACCTATCATATCAAGAGGAGGAAGTTCATAAGTACTTGACATTTTTTCCATCAACATATCAATTTCTCTTTGACCATCATCATACATTTGTCGTCCATTTAACTCAACGCCACCAGGAAGTTTAACTCCGGTAAATTTCATCATATTTTGACCCCACTGCCTCTTAATCAGAGCAGTCAGATATGGTTTTAAGAAAGAGTCGTTCCAAACTCTTGAATAATCATTTGGATCTAGTGTTGAGTAACAATCGATAATAAAAAATTGATCAGCTCTTATTGAACTCCAATCAATATCCAAATATAGTCTATCTTGCCTCTTATTAAATCTCACTTGTTTTTGTGTATTTAAGAGAAAATCAAGATCTTCTAAGTATGTCTTGACCATTGCATAACTTAAAAGTTCAGTTGTACCCCAATAGTAAATATCATTCAAAAACAATTGGTACTTTACACTAAACATATTATGTGTAATAGTATTTGCTCCGTCAAAAGTAAAAATCTTATTCACACCAATAATATTTGGTGGCATTTGTAGATAGTTACTATTTTCATAATATGAAAAAGTTGTAGCAGTTCCAACTATATTTGCTGTTGCTGAAGTAGTTGCAATTCCTACAGTACTTACTGCATTACTTGCGGTTCCTGCTCTTCCTCTATCAATATCTGCTTGAGTTACTTTATATTTGTAAAAAGTTGGATATACTCCATCAAAGTGTCTTTCTTGGAAAAATTGAACGGCATCATCCACCAAGTCTTCAATTTGTTCATCTGCAACATTAATTTCTAGAACTGGAGCTCCCAGTTTTCTTTTGCAATAATCAATAAGTTCTTGACGGGTGGATGGTTGTGCCATTAGATTTTAAACCCTGCAACTACTTCTTGTTGTTTAAAATACAGTTTAATATAAGATTTTGCTAGATCTTTCAAAGTTTCAATATCTTCTATACTATCTATGTCTCTAGAAAGTTTTTCATATTCAAATAGTTTACTCATGTTTTCTAAAGATATTTTATCAGGATCCATTTGCCAAACTCCTCAATAGGTTTTTAATTTCGTTCAAATCACTTTTAATTTCACTTACATCATTTTCAAGACTTTTAATCCTTTGAGATTCACTATATATTTTTTTATAATTTTGAATATAAGCTTTGTATCCTTCGGCATCAGTACTTACTATTCCGTTAGAATAGCAATCTCTTGCTAAATGATTTTTGTCTTTAACTTTTATATAGTTCATGTGTTATACCTTAGGTTTTACTGTGGCAATTGCTCTAAGTTGTCTAATTAGTGGAGGACAAGATTGATCTTGTCCTGCCATTACAACTTTGATTGAGAAAGCATCAAAATCAGGTAAATCATCAACCGAATATTCATAATCTAAGAAAGATCTATCTGAAGTAAATTGTACTTTAGAGTCTGCAGATCCATCATTTTGAGATTTATCAATGACTCTCTTAATTCCCTGTCCATCAACTTGATAATTTCTATATCCTGGGAATAATTCATAATTTTGAGAGATTCCTGGAGCATCTGCTCTAAAGAGTCTATAAAGAACTCTTACATCATTTGAATCAGTGTGACTTGCAGAAAGAATAACTTTTATGGAGTTCGCTGGTATTTTCAAACTAATTGGTTTTGAAATGTAAACCACTTCATGAGAATCTTCAGATAAAGATCTAACAGTGTCATCATTTGCGTAATTTGAATTATCATTTACTCCAACTGGACTGTTAACCAAATTAGAAGTAAAAATAGCACTTACATTTATTAAATCTATCACAGGAGAAACTCTAGAGTCAGTTGTGTTCATTAAGAATTCCATAGTGAAGGATTTACCTCCAGGAGATTCTGTTATGAATTCTTGTTCATTTACCTCAGAACAAACTAATCTTGGAGAACCAAAATATGATGTAGAATTTAGAGAAATTTGTTGGAATCCATTGTCTAAGAAAGATTTTTCAGAACCACTAATACTAGTTGCACTGAAAGTTCTAACTCTTGCAGATAAATTAGTTTTTCCAGGAACAATGTTGGCAACATTTGGAGTAATCGCTTCAAATTGAATATTGCTTGAAAGTAAAGTTCCAGGTTCACCAGTTTGTACCGTTTCTCTAAAATATAGATCATTAGTACGCTCAGATCCTATTCCAACATTATTGTAATCAGTATCAGAGGGATCAATCTTAATATGATAAGAATTTAGTTTTATTCCATGATTTTCATCAACTTCAGCAAAGTTATGAACTTTGTTTATTCTTCTCAATGAGATTCCATTAAATTCATATTTGTAAACGGCGACATTCGAAACATATGGTTGAGGTTGAGTTCCATCAACTCCTCTTTCTGTTGCAATTAAAGTATTTCCACTTACAGATGTATATTCAATAACTTCATAACCGATAATTGCATATCCTGGATTTGATGCACTAACTGCAACTCCTTCAAAAGTCTCAAATCCTGCAGAAGAAATTATAGGAATAGATAATTCACTGCTTGTAATCTCTTGTGTTGATCTTGAATTTACTTCATTCTGAAGAGGTCGCATCTCACTAATTTTTACATAATTTTCTGTAGAGTGCATACCATGATTAATTTGGTTGATCTTCATATGCAATCCATCATAATAGGGATCATTAATTATTGTCGATATTGTTGCTCCAGTGGACACTACACTTCCACTAGAGTTTAAATACGTCAGAGAAGCAATTCCAGCACTAAAATTACCTTGAACATTATCTATAACGAACGCATTTGATATGTTGGATGTGCCAGTAACAGTAATTTTTCCACCAAATCCAACATTAAGACCAAATTCTTTTTCGGGAATAAACAGAGAATCTCCTTGTACATATCCAAAACCACCATTAGTGATAGTTACTGTAGCAATACCTGAGTTTACAACACCAATTGTTGCTTCAGCACCAAATCCAATTCCTGTTTGATTTTTTAAGGAAACTCCAGTGAATGTTCCATCTGTATATCCAATACCAGTGTTCGCAATGCTGATTGTCGTAACACTGCCAGCAAGACCAACCAATTTACCGGTAGCAGTTCCTTGTTTAATTGTAAGTCCAGTAGTTATTCCTGCCGTACTGTATCCAGTAGAACCAAGACCAACCGTTATTTTCTTGGCAAGAGGTAATAACTGATTACCTCCTGTTATAGTAACTTTTTTATTTCCTAAAGAAAGTTTTGGATTGAAGAATCTAACGAGACCTTCAGGAACAAAATCTGCTCTATAAATTCTATATTTCAAATCTTCAAGTTGAGCTGGTGACCAAGTTGATCCATTTTGAGACTTAAATAGACTTCCTAGTGTTGGTTGTACTGATATTTTTGTTCCGGTTTGAATATCATTAAATCCTAGTTCTGAGATGAAAACTCTGTACTGTGGACTTCCTGAAAGTAAAACTATTGCAAATTCTGAAGTTTGTTGACTTCCAATAGGTGCATTACGAACCTCAAGTTGCTGCGGACCTGGTAAATATACTGGAGATGAGAAAGTAAATTTAGTTGGGACAGTTGCATCTACAGAAAGATTTATTTGATCAGGATTTAAAGTAACTTCAGAGAAAGGAACAACCATGTTACTTGGAACACCAGCCATTATTGGTCTTATTTGGAGAGTTACTGGTATAAACTCATCTTTTGTTTCAAAGAAAACTTCGACGGATGTCAAGAATACTCCAGTATTATCACGAACATAGAATGACTGTGCAAGTGGGTCATGATTTTCCCAAATTATAGCTTGATTTGTACCTCCAGTAGGTGTTGCTGCAGTAGTGGATGTAGTTGTGTTTACTACAGTATTTGTGACTGTTGTTGTGTTTATATTATAACTTGATAGAATTGTTATGTTTCTTGTAGTAAGAATATTAGTTTGTGTAACATTTGCTACTGCAGATGAAACAAAGTCTTCTTGAGCAGAACTTTCATTAACCCTTGTGTTGGAAATAAATTCCTGATAGGTTCTTCCAAGATCTGATAAATTAGGAGTATCAATTACTGTAAATGTATTTGATCCATTTACCCACTGTGGATTTCCTGGAACGTTTGGATCTGGAATAAACAGAGATCCAATAAGTCTTCCGCCATTATCAGATAACAAACGAACATTAGTAACTCTAGCAACAGCTCCAGAAGTTTTACCGATTAATCTCATATTGGTTGAAACTTTACCATAAAATTCTATTTCAGAAGGAAGTTGCAGAGCCCTAGTGTCTACATTTAAAAATGTAGACGATTCAGTATAATTTTCTGGAACTGGTTGTGCATTATATGGATTAAGTCTTAAAATATCTGGTCTAGGAAGTGTTGCAGGATTTCTTGGTAATACTTGACCAGTGGCAATGTCCACAAGAGGAACTGGGTTTGTGATTGAAGGCGGATTAGATCCATCGAAAGGTCCAGTTAAATGATTTGGTTTACATAGTCTAAATCTAATTTTATCGGTTGCAAAATTAGGATCGCTTTCTACAGTTTCTCCAATTTCAAATTTGCCAGAAATCATTTCAATTTCAAGTAATTTTGGAATAATGTATTTGCTAACATCAATTCCTTGGAAGAAACTATAGAATCTTGTACGTGGTCTTAGTCCCTTAACATCAAATTCAATGTTTCTACTTCTCAAATATCGAACTTGTTCGGTATAGTTTGAAATTGATTGTGAAACTGTGTCTGCAGTTATAATTTGTTCAGGTACAAATATACTTGAGGTATTACTTGAGCTTTGTGTGCTTGTTGAAGTTTCTGTTGAATTATCAAATGTTATGGTTGGTGATTGTCCTGGTATAAAATTGATTATAGCTCTTCTTTGGCCGTTATTTGTATTAATTGCCGTGATAAAATCAGCTGCTACATCGGGTGGTAAGAGTTGTCGAATTAGTTCTAGATCTGCTTCAGTTACTCTGTCTTTTAAAACATTTAACTGTATAACATCAGTACCAACAACGTTGGCGTTTTCACCGATTCCACCAGATGTTCCCGCTGAAGTTGTAGCGGCCGCCCCTAAGTTGGTCTGATTCCTCCCACCGAGACCAGCCGCCTGCGCAAATCTTCTGTTGAGTAAGGTATTGATACCAAATGTTCCTCTGTTTGGTGCCGAAGGACTACCTACGGTGTTGCCGACGTTACCGCCGACTACGCCCGTTCCTGCTGCTGATAATGGAGAAGGTGATTGTCCGCGAGGCGCCGGACGTGCTGGTGGTGCTGGTAGTGGTGGAGATGGAGCCGCAGCCCGCGGCGCGGAGATGCGTCCGCCGCCTCCAACTCCACGTCCTGGAGCTGGATTTGGATTAAAACCTGCAATAGTTGTTGAAGTTTCTGTAGAATTTACATTAACACCTATTCCACCAAGAGTACTTACACCACTAAGTAGATCTTGTGCATTAGCAATCCAGTCAAATGAATTAGTTCCAGTTTGTGGATTAGGAGGGCCATTAACAAACACGTCATTATTAATACTACTTGTATTAACACTTGTGAAATTTTGATCTGCTCTCGTTACTCTATCTACTATTTCATTTACGGATGTAGTTGTAACAGCTCTTTCATCAATCCAACTATCCGTTGGCGGATTGAGTGTAATAAATCCAGTCCAATATCTAACTAAGAATGGAGTAACACTTTCCGTTTTAGTTGCATAAATTTGTTCAAAATAAAGAACTTCATTATAATCAAGTGTGAGTAAATCTCCAGTTTTTCTAATATTTGGTGAACCTAAATCGGTAACATAACTTTGATCTATATTTGGATTAAATGTTTGTCCAACTCCACTAATTGCTTCAGAACCCAATTGAAGATCTAAAGATGTTGTATAATGTAATGGTCTTAACGTGTTAGTGCTTGTATCAATACAAGATTTGAATGCTGGATCTTGAAGATCATGATATTCGTGATTGCTAAAATTATCTACAAAAAATCCACACTTAAATCGATCTAGTCCTGTTTCTGCATCTTTAATAGTGAAATTTTCTGTTTTACTTTCAAGCATTGATAATGTAGTAAATTTTTCAACTCTTTGAATCCTATTTTCAAGTAGTGAAATGTCTGACATTCTATATCTTTTATGCACAGACATTTCACTACTTACATTTTTTACGTCATAAACGTATGGAGGAATGTAAATAGTAGCAATATCTAAAGAATTTCCTTTCAATGGTGGTGGAATAGGAGTAGATGAAGGAGTTCCTTGAACAACATCAAATGTTCCATCGCTGTTTAAGAAAACTCTATCAATTCTTCCAACAAAGTATGAATAATCTATAAATAAATTTTCTCCAGGTGCAAGTATATACTTGGAATATTGCCCATCACTTGCAAAATTTCTTGAATCAAATTCAAAAGGAGACTTTGAAGAACCTGTGTATGGAGCAACTCTTGGTCTTATATCAATAAAATCAGTTAACCTAGCTCCTTGATAATATAAAACATTGTATTTAAAATCGCTATCACTATAACTATTGGCCGTAATAACTTCGCCAGTATCTGAAGAATCAATCGTATAATTTTGGAATATAACTTTTAATTTTCTTTTGGGTTCTTCTATATTTTGATTTCTAACGATTCTAGAAAAATCGTAAAAACTATCTCTCTGGCCATCGTCAAAACTAAAGTTTTTAGATATATTTTTGTCTCCATTAGTTTTGTTGGAAATAATAGATTCTTCATTGGATTCTTGACCAAGAACAATTTCTCCAACACTAAATTGAATAGTGTTCAAATATGTATATTCTAGTGTATCAAATCCAATTTTTGATGTAATAATAGCAACTGCTCCAGAAGTTTTTCCTTCAATTTGCTCACCAATAATATAATTTTGATTTCCTGCAGGATTTCCACTAGTTTGTAAGTTGGGAAGAACTGGATCAGAAATTCCATTGGACTCATAAACACCAATAACTCTTACTGCATCTGGAACATTTAAACTAATCTCTCTATCTTGTACTCTCGTACCATAAACAGAACTATAAGTTAAACCATCATTCAAAGTAGTTGTTCCAATTCCAGATGATGTTAATTTTGAATTTGAAACTAAAATTGATGAAACTTTATTCAATTTTTTAGTTTTAGAATTTAATGCAATGTTATATACTGATGTAATTACTTTTACATTTGTTCCGCTTGATTTTGTTAAACCATTAAATGTCAAAGTTTTTCCATCATCACTAAGATTGTATTTGTCAAATCTCATAGGTTCTATCGAACCATCACTGTAAGTAATAACAAATCTATCCTCATCAAACGAATCAAAATAAACATCAATATCTGAAGGATCAATTGTTATAGAGATAGTGGATCCTGAAAAAGAAGAAATGTCATAAGAACGTCTTTGAGATATTTCATTTCCTTCGAAATTTATTATTGAAACATTATTTTTACTTAATTTTGTTAATAATGAAGAATTTCTTGAATTTATAGAGGGAGATACTTTGATAACATTTGTTACTTCAAAGGAACCTGAAGGTAAAACTCCATCACAAACGCCAGTAACTGTTGTAATCCCTGAAATTGTGAAGTTAGTGCCACCGGCACCAATCGCAGTTACTTTATTATAAATTGGATCTCCAGTAAAAGTTGTGTTTGTATAAGAAACAATATCACCAACTTTTACAATATTAGTAAATATATTTTCAAGTCCTGCAGATACAACTCCATTGTTAATATTAAATGTTGTTCCAGGTCTTGCGATATATGATCTTCTTGATAGAACTAAATCCGCATTAAAAGTTGTTATTCCAACTTGCGAATAGACTGATTTAATGTCGGAAACAGAGTAATCTTTTACAGAAGTGATTAATCTTCCATTATCAATTCCATTAATTATAATTTGCTCGTTTTCTAAGAAATTACCTGTGGTTTCATATAAAGTTAAAGTTGTAGTTCCCGCAGAAACCACACTTTTTAAGTATCCAGTTGCTCTACTTTTCTTTCCTTCTACAAAACTAGGTACTTGAAGATTTGTTGAAAAAGATGTTGTAAGACCAATTATAGTAAATGTCTGAATATCAAAAAGTCTTAAATTTAATCTACTAGTATCGTCAACATAATCACTTTCGGGAACGAAATCATATACTCTAGCAACTCCAATAGTTGTTCCTGCAGCCACGTGTGGAGATGTGCCAATACGAGAATCCATCAAACTGACTGTGGCTTGAGTGCCGAGTCCGATTGAAGGTGAACCGTATCCATTATTAACAACTACTAAACTACCTGCATTATATTGTACAACTTGACTTATTCTTTCTGTTGATCTAGCTTTGGGAACGTCTAAAAGTCTTGGAGAAATTGTTTCAACATCATATCCATTTACATAAGCTTTTCCTGGACCAATTTGATAAACCATCAAATCTTCCGATGGAATATTTCCCTGAACTGTTTGTTGATCTCTAAAATAAATTCCTTTGGTTAAAGTTCTATCATTTAAACTATCTCTAACAAATAATGTAAATGGGGAAACAAAATAGTCTCCAGATTCATCAAATGTTCTTCTTGCTAATTCGTCTCTTATTAGATTATACTGTGGATTTTTATCAAAGAACTGAGGAGCTCCATTTATAACTCTCAATATCTCTACGAAATTATTAGTTTCTGCATCATCAATAGATCTCTTCGAGAGTTCTAAAGTAATTTTTAATCTATCAGCTCCAGGTGCAGAGTAGTTTGAAAATCCTTGAGCATTATCAACTAAACTAGGATCCTCATCATAATTTACAATATCTTCAATAACATCAAACCCTACTTTATAAGATGGAGTTGTTGAATATTGATCCAGAATAATAGTCTGTTCAGATACTCTGGCAAAAACACCCCTTACAAAATATACTCCACTTGCTACAGATACTCCAGATCCCTCTGAAGCAGAATTTTCAGATATTGTGTTACAAATTCCTTGTCCAACTGGAACCGTAAAATTTCCATAAGTTAATGGAGTTTCTAATAATAAAGTTTCAGAATTTTGAAAAATTCTATTGGTAAAGTCTGCGCCACCACTTTCAAGATACTTTAGATATAAAGTATAATTTCCTCTTTCAGATTCTGTATTTGTTACTAATAAAACAACCTCTGCAGAAACTCCACTTACAGATCCCCTAAGTTTTTTGCCGAGGAGTTGATCAAAATATAAAGAAATTGGCGCACCGTTAAAAGTAGGTTCAATTTCTATTGCATAAAGTGGATTTTCATATCTTAACTGTCCGGGAATTACAACAGATCCCTCTTTAAAAACATGTCTACCATATTGTTCAATTTGATTTTGAAGAATTGACTGTAAATTAGTCAGTTCTCTTGCTTGAATTGGATATCCGGGTTTAAATAAAACCTTATAGTAATCTTTATTTGCATCAAAATCGTCAAAATATGGAGAGACGTTGAGGTTAGTTTCCTGTGGCATAATTCTTTAGAATTGCAAAATAACTTTGATATCTTCTTTTTGGTTTTGTGATCTGGTAATTGATGGTCTATTATCAACGTAAATAATATTTCCTGAGTATTTTTTAACCTCCGGATTTGCTACACCACCAATGAAAGACTGTCCAAGATTGTATGTTCTATTATTTAGTGTAGTTGATACGCCTGTAAAAGTAGTGTCAATATAGAGATTCGTGCCAGTGATAAAAGTTGTTCCTCCAGTTCCAACAGAATTTGTAAATCTATTCAATTGAATTCCGTATGTTGGAGAAGAATTTTGAGATCCATCTGTATTAAATCCTACAAGACTCCTATCTTGCCAGTACTTTAATACTCCAGTATTTTGATCATAAGATACAACTCTTCCAACTGCAGTTGTTCCTGTGCTTACAGTTTGAGTAAATTTTGAATTTGCAGTAAAGACTGCAGTATCATATCCAGTTCCAACAAGTTTTAATGCATAAACTGCGCTTGCTTTTTCTGCATCTAATAAAGAAGATGAATTGTATGCTTGTGGATTTTCTACAAGACCAACTCTTGCAATTTTATTTCCTGTAATAAAATCCGGATTTTCTAGGTCATTTTCAATTCTAGAATAAATTAGAACATTATATGCTCCAAGTTCTCTATAAATGTCTGCACCATGACCTCCTTTAGGTGGAATAATAACATCAAAAGTTGGTGTCGTTGTTCCTGTCGGGACGTTGCCACCAACTAAATCAACAGTTCCATAAGTATATCCAGATCCACCAATAGAAACTGTAACTGATTCAACTTTAGAATCGTTGTTAACAACTATAGTTGCCTTTGCTCCTTGACCATCACCTTTGATTGGAACGTTTGTATAAGTCCTATTTGCTGTTCCTACACCAACTCCACGATTTGTAATTGTTATGATCTTAAGTTGATTATTGGTGACAGTAGCATTATTTCTAATTGTTGCATTATCTGAACTAGTTTCCCAGTTTTTTGGAACAGGTATGAAATTAACTGTATCAAACTTTATAACTTCACTTGGTTTGATTGTATAAAGATATTTCCAAATGTATCCATCACCGCTATCTCCAGCTGCTTTTGGTTCTAAATCTGTAAAAATTGGTTCATCGAGAGATGGTCTTCCAGTTGGATTTTCTGGATCTGTTCCATTTTGGAGACAAATATAAACTCTATAATCACTATTAATTACGTAATAATTTGAAGAGTAAAGACTAGTTGCTCCAGATGGGTTTGATGTGTTAGTTCTGCTGATATCATGACGATACATATCATAAATTAATCCAGATGACCAAGTTATTTTTCTAATAACTTGATTTACATCACTTTCTTTAATTTTTTTCAAAGCAACCATGGTGTCCCAATAATCATTCTCTTGATCAAAACTATCTTTGGGTGAAGGAGGATTATTTTCCCATGTAGTAGCATAATCAGTTGCGTTAGTTAAACCAACAAAAGAATAATAAGAATTCGAAGAAGAAGTCGCCGCTGCAACAAAATTCTTTGCATTCAAAATTCTTAACTGATCAGTTATAATTGCAGACATTTTACGGTTTTTTATCTATTTATGTGGTTGAATAACCAATATACTTTAATTTATTGTATCTTTGAATCGTAGGAGAGGATGAAATTCCAGCAATGTTTGCATAAGTTGTAAATTGTTGAGGATCAACTCTTGTTGGAGTTAAAATTCTTCCCCAACTATATTCTCCATAAAAATCACTAAACCCAAGTCCAGTTAAACCATTGTACCCAGATACACTTACTGTAACTTTAGCAACATTAGTAATACCAACACCAGGTACTGCAGTTTGAGCAATAGAAACCGAAGCAACCTGATAGATATTGTCTATGAAAGTTGTTCCTACACCCACAATGCTACCTGATGAATTAAGAGAAGTTAATCCATTACCAACATTTGATTTAGATATTACAAAGTAATACCCAGTTTGAATACCACTAATTCCTGTTGTTGCAATACCAACTTTTACAGTTTTACCATCTCTTAGAACGGAATTATTAGGAATAAACAAATCAAATACAATTCCGGTTGATGCTACTCCAACAGAAGTAGTATTAATTCCAGTAATTGTTCCAAAATCACCTTCGTAAGAAATTTTATCTATAGATTCATACTTGAGTGATGGAGATTCGATTAAAACAATAGGTGGTTCAGATGAAGTATAACCAACTCCAGCGATTGTCACTGCAATTCCTGTTACAACTCCTCCAGATATAGTTGCAGATGCTTTTGCAGTATTTTGTGCTGCAGTGGTTCCAAAACCAATTGGACCTGCAATTATTACTGTAGGTACAGTTGAATATCCAACTCCACCATCAGAAATAACAATCGAAGAGATGGTTCCTGATGCTGATACAATGGCAGTAGCAGCAGCAGATGTTATAGTATCTTGAGATATAATCAGAATTTTATTCTGTGGTTTTTCATTAGTTCCATCGCGAACATATTCCTTTTCACTATCAAAGAATGCTTTAACACTTTCTACAAAAATTGTGGTAGATCCAATACCAATATTTTGAATAATATTAGTGGTAGGTTGAATATAAGGTTCATAAAGAATTCTGTCTTTACCAACCGCTTGACCATTTACAACTAAATCTTCAGTCTGTCTACACCACTTCAATGGTCTTGATAGATTTTCATCTTCAGTAATTCCAGGACCAGAATATAAATTTGTTTCAAGAACATCTGAAGAAATTATTTGAGTTACTAATCTATCATTTTCAGTTAGTTTAATATCCTCACTATTTAAAGTTACATTGTCACCTACCTTAATAGTTTCTAAAATGTCTATTGTTTGTGTATCAACATCCTCTGTTCCTTTATAGAACAATATCTTACAAGTATCTCCTTCTTTTGGAGCTTCTGAAAATCTTATAGTGCTTCCACCCTTAAAGAAATATCCTTTTCCAGGAACTTGTAAAACATCGTTAATAGAAACTAATAAAGTCGCTTGAACTTCCTCTGGTTTTAATTTTCTGGATCTAATTGTAGTTTGGTTTCCACCTATTTTAATTGGAAATACCTTTCTAGATCCATCGAATAAAGAATCTATGGTATCAATGACTTGAAGAGCACCTAGTGTCCATGCTGCAAATTTATCAGAGTAAATATTATCAACAGAAATTTGGAATTCTGAGAAACTTAGAGAAGTGTTTGTTGGAATTCCTGCGGATCCTCCTACTGAAATTGTTAAAATTTCATTTCTTTCATAGGCATAACCAAGATTCTTTAATTCAAAAGAAATCACACTAGAACCTTGTCCAACAACAATATCAATTATTGCTCCAGTGCCAACACCTGCAGATGACTGAGAACTATAAACTAAAGGAATATTTGAATATGATAATGGATCATCGAAAATTACAATTGGTGGATTTGATGATGTATATCCAACACCAGGATTTGTGATTGCAACGCTTACGATACTTCCACCACTAACTGCTGCAGTTCCAATAAATTTTATGTTTGGAATTCCAGTACTTGATGTTGCAACACCAACATTTACAGTTGTTTGGATTCCGGATCTATATCCAGATCCACTATTTCCAATACTAATTGATTGAATTGTTCCTGCAGAAGAAACAATAGCAGTTCCACCCGCTGCTACTAATGGTTGGTATCCAAATCCTTCAGTAGAACCAACAGAAAAAATAATTCCACCTCTAGGAATACTTACAGTATTAACATCATACTTTGTAAATGTTGAAAATCCAGAGAATGTTATAATTGTTGCACCTGAAGACTCACTTAAATCATAGTCAACAGTATTAAGTGGGAAATTAGGTCCTTGTAGAATATCATTAATCAAAACTATAGCATTATCTGTAGATATTCCTGATACGTTAGAACCATTAGATTTTAACGTAAAAGTTTTCCCTATTCCATTAAATCCATCTGAAATATCATCAAAAATATAATTGTTTGAATAAGATTCGTTATTAGAATCTGAAATACCAGACCTTAAAAATACTCTTCCACTGAATGTTGAACCAGTTTCAATTCCAACAAAGTCTATTTCGTCTGGTCTATTTGATATTCCAACTAAAGGTATTTTGCCGTAAGGAGCTTCTACAAAATAAATTTTATTATCTACAATATTATAATTTCCATACACTTTAGTTACTAAACTTGAAGAAGCATGTGTTGATAAACCAGTTCCCATCCAAGGTCTAATAACAGAAAGTGAATTTGTACTTCCAACTCCTACAGATGTAACTTTCATAATTTCATTATTGATTTTAATTAAATCACCTCCATAAATCGATCCAATACCAGAGACATAAACTTGAGAATCAAAAAATCCAACGTTTTGTATGGTTAGTGAAGTTGTTGATGAAGATATAATTGGAGATTGAATAACGTTATCAATACCAATGATAACTTTTTTATTTTGATTTTTTGAAGTAAATACATGAGAATTTCCAATACCAACCGAAGTTAAATCCAAAACTGTAGGAAATGTCTTTAAAGCCTCAGATGCCGATACAGATACTCTTATTTCTTTTTCATTTAATTTTACAACATATAGACTAGATGGCAGTTTATCTGTTGTACCAATACCTGCAATAGATGTTGTTGCTATACCAATTGCTTGAGTTGTTCCAACACCTGGATATGAATATACAATTTCTTCGCCTGTCACATAAAAATGATTTGGAATCATAATAGTATCATTATTTACATTTACTACACTTGAGTTACTACCATCAAAATACCTTTGGAATATTGGTAAATTGTTGTTTTTTAAATCAAAATCTTTTTTAATATCATTATTTGTTCCAGCGTAACTTCCATAGTAGTAATTAATTGCTCCATTGTTTAAAGAAACTTCTGCAGAATTTTCATTTAATCCAACATTAACTCTAAAAACTTTAATATCAACATCAATATTTTCAATTGGAGTAAAATAAATTTCTGTGTTTGTTCCAGAAACTCCTGCTGTTGTTACGCCAAGAGATGATTCAGTTTGTAAAATTCCAAATTCTGTGATGTAGCATTCATTTTCATCAGAATTTGTTACAACTAAAAATTCAGATGTTTGATATTCAAGATTAGTTTTGTCTTCAATACTAATAATACAGTATGAGCAATTATAATCCGTATTGGAATATGATAAAATTGAGTTTGCTATGGGTGAAGTGCTCGAAGCAATTGATACTGATGAAGAATTTATAGAACTTCCACTAATAATTTGTGTACCTATTCCTGATGCAGTTGTACTAGCTAAAGAAACATTAAAAGTATTAACAATATATTCAACAGAAGTTGATGAATCTGGTATTAAGTCTATTTTTATCTCAGATCCCGAAATATATGCGTTGTATGTTCCAATACCAGAAGAAGATATTGATGCCAAGTTATCAGTTGATAATTTACCATAATCTAACATATAAATGTTAGTTCCATCATTAAGTATGGTAATTTCATTAGTTTCATAATATGAAGAATCTGTAGCACCAATTTGAACTAAAACTTTTGAAGATCTATAAGTAGATGCAATTCCAACAATACTTGTTGAAACTCCGGTTCCCTGAGGAATAGTTGTAGTTGAGGTATTAATACGTACACTATTACCCAAATCAATTGTTCCTATTCCAGTAATGTTATCATCTAAAGAGAAAGAGAACAACTCTAGATGATAATCATTGAATTTTGGTTTTGTTGGATAAAATAGTAAATTACCAATAGTTCCAGAAATATTAAAATCAAAAGATCCCAAATCACTAGAACCTAATGTACCCAAACCATATTGATTTAAAAATCCAACATTGTTATCATGCAATAATACCACTAAACTAAGTTGTTTTTCGTTTATAAATTTTTTATCTCTAATTAATGCAATATATTTTTTAGATCTAGAACTATCTAAATCAAAAGATTCTGCAACACTAAACTGTGTTGGTCTTGGATTACTATTAAATTGATTTGAAAAATCATCAATTACTAAAACTCTATTTCCAATCGATTCAATATAATCCTGAATAATTCTAGAGTTAAATAAAATTTCATTAGATTTAAACTGCCCATCAATAACAAGATTATTTTCTCTTGCTAAATCAAAATCATAGACACAATTTAAATCAATAACACTTGATAAATCTGAAATTCCAGAAAAATCTCCATTATTTTGACTTGTAGAAATTCCTGAATTAGTTGGAGTTGATTCGACAATCAAGTCACTGAACTTTTTAAATCCAGCAGTGTGATTCAAAGCACTTATTGGATTATTCCAAGTGTTAAAATCTTTTTGAGATTTTAGTGAATATGAAAAATATTGATAATAATCACTATCATGAACTCTTTGAAAATTATTATTCAAGAATCCTGTTTCTCTATTCCAACCTTTTCTCAAATTTGAAGATGCATCAACCTTATAATCAGCATCAAAACTTATAACATTTTTGATAATACCTACTGAATTTGAAGTTTCTCCCCTTACAGTTTCATTGATGATAAAATCATCGACCGTAGAAACTTTAAGATGTTGAATATCAGAATCCCAAAATTCAACTTTTCCTTGTGACGAAGAAGAGTAAACTGTTTCTCCTGTATAAAAAACATTTGTCTTGAGAACAGGATTGAAAATAGGAAAATGAGACTCTGGAATTATTTTGCCAACAGATAAAGAACTATTAAATGTTCCGGGAATTTCTCCATTTTGTAGATATGATGAAATGTTATAAGTAACAACTCCAATAGCTCCTCCAAGATTTGGATCGACTGCAGTTAATGTAAATAGAGAATAATTATAATTTGTTGAATTGTAACCTTTTTCTGTAGATGCAATTCCAACACTTACGCCTTCAATCAATACTTTACTTCCAACTGCAAATGGATAATCTTCAGGATCACTAAAACTTGCTCCTAAAGTTACCGTTACATCTTTAGTTGAACTGTTAAATGTTATATTTTGAATTTTAATACCATTAGAATTATTAATTGGAATAATTTTAGGAGTTACATTATTAATTGATGTACTATTTTTGTTTATAGTAACTCTAGAATCACCAAGTTCATATGATATATTTGCATCCGTAATTATCTGATTAGTTAATCCATCAATAATTACAAGTGATGGTGCAGAATTATAATTTCTTCCAACTGAAGTAATTCCAATATAATCAAAAGATGAAAGAGATTCCAGAATCAATGTACTTGGAAGTTTGGCAGTTGGTCTAACACTATAATCTGCAGAATAATCAAATCCAATATCTTCTATTTGAGTTGAAGTAACTCTTCCTATTTGATTGGTTTCTAAATTAAATATTGAACCTGTTCCTGTATCAGATTCTATTGAAGAAACAAAAGGTAGTGAAGAATAATTCTTTCCTTTACTTGATATTCTAACCTGTCTTATTGGTCCTTTTGCTGAAGAAGAATTATCAGTATAGTATTCTATACCTTGAATATATGAAGATTTTTCTGGGGTATTTAAGATATTATAACTAAATGAAGTTGAAGAAATTCCAATAATTGTATGTCTTCCTGCATAACCACTATCAATTAAAGTAATTTGATTAAATCCTAATACTTCATCGTCAATGATTATTTCTTTTTTTATTTCAGAATTTACAGTAATATTTGCAGGTACTAAATTATAATACAAATTGATGGGAACATTATCATTAACATTTATTGAAACACTTGCTGTGGAATCAATTCCAATTTTTCCGACCTTTGTTACTTCAAATGTCTGAGAAGATTTTGTAGTATCAAATTCTTCAACAAATTTAGCATCTTTATAAAATTTTAAATCAAATGCTGTATACGGAACCGAATTATTAATAAATTTTAATGAAGAATCTGATAGATCAAAAATTACTTTTTGATTTTTTATAAAGTTTAATGGGGGGTTGATTGGAGAAATTGTTCCTGGTTGAGAAGTTGTTATATTAACTACTTCTGGATTTGTTTGTGTTGATTGATAATAACTATTTGATAGTTTAATTTTATTTGGATCTATGACAACCACATAATAAATTTCTTTATCAGATAATCCAGAAGCTGGAGTTGCTGCAGTGTATATAACTTTTTGTCCAGTGTAAAATTTATGATTATTAATTGTAATTATGTTGTTTGTAGTATCAATAGAAGAAAAATCTCTAGGGTTGATTATTACTCTTCTATTATAGTCATCATATTTTACAATAAATGTAGTGGAAATTCCAGACTTAACTTCAACATTTACTACATCAAGGAGAGATAATCCATGTGTTTCTGCAGTAGAAACTGTCACTATATTTTTGCTAATTTGTCCAGATAATTTGTCAGTATAATTTGTTTTAAAACTATGTGTATTTCCAGTTCCAACAGAGGTAAAATACAAAATACCACTAGGAGTTGTTGATCCAACACCAACAAAAGTACCAGTTGATCCCAATCCAACTTTAACCGTTGAAATACCAATAAGATCCTTTGAAATTTTTGCAACATAAACAATGGAGTTTTCCCCTAATACAAAAGAAGAAGATCCATTTGTAGAAACTGATATTCTAGTTCCGCCATTTGCAGAATAGATTAAAGAGTCTCCTGTCTTTAAATTATTTCCCTTAATATAAATTGATTGTGTTGGAATTTCTAATATGTTCCATTTGTTAACATATGCAGTAACACCTACTCCAGAGAGAGAGGATGAATCAAAATCAATCTTAATAGAAGATGCGCCAATTCCTATTATTTTTTTCTTTGTAGTATTGAAAGAACTATTTGTTGCATTTACAACATCAACATATCCACCAGAAGCATAGTTTTGAAGATTCAAAAGATTGTTAAAGAATAAGAATGTAGTAGATCCGGTCCCAATTGATACTTGATTATTAAAATTATTAGTATTAATAAAAATCGTGGAAGTTATACCAGGACCAGAAGTTGTTCCCAATCCAACAACTTGATTAGGATCAAAATAAATTTCACCATCAATATTGAAATTGTATGATGTTGATATTCCAAAATTAAGTTGGAACTTTCTAGTTTTTTCTGTTAAAGCAATTCCCGCAGAATAAGTTGTTAAACCGGTAGTTCCATTTTGGTTACGAAGAACTGTAATTTTAGATGCTTGTATATCAATATCTAAAATCTTAACTTCTTCATTTCCAATTTGGTAAATATCATTTTCTCTAACACTCGGAAAACTTAAATTGCCAGAAACACTAAAATAAGTAACAATTCCGGTGTATTGTGCAGATCCAACTCCAGCAATTAAAGTCAAAGTATTTGATCCAACTATTATATTTCCCGACTTTTTATAATCATACTTTCCAGTAAATGTAACTAAGTCATTATTTAAATAATTATGAGGAATTGAAGTAAATCCAATAAACCCTTGATTGTATGTGCAGAATCTAACATCATCAAAAGACGAAGAAGCAACACTAATTTGATTTACTGCTTTTCCTGTAATCGCAAAAACTTTTGCTTTTGCTCCAAATCCAGACCTATTATTAAAAATTAATTTATCACCTATTTTATAATTTTGTCCTCCAGTTTCAATACCAATAGAATCAATAGATCCAGTAGAAACATTTTTAACTGTAGATTCTTGAGATTTAATACTATTTGGATTGAAAAGATATTCATATGAAGAAATATTATAAGGAGTAATATTTCTTTTCCAGTTAGTTTGATTTATATCAATATGGTCTTGACTAGAATCATTTTTAAAGTTAAAATCAATTACTTTTGATTTGTAAGAATTTCCAATAACGTAAGGAAAAACTGGTTTTTTATAATTTGTAAAAAGACCAGTTAATTCAACGTCTCCACTATTAATTGTGGTAAAATATGCATAAACACCATTTGGATATTCGGGAGTAATTCCAAATCTTCCATTATGAGCATCCAAATCACCATTTCCAGTATAAGTATAATCTTCAATAAAAAACCCTTGAGGATAAATTGATACACTAGGTCTATTGTCTTTTAAATCCAATTCATAACCTGATCTTAAAGATCTAACTGCACCACCAGTTTTTGATGAATATCCATTGGGCCCATAAATTGGATTTCCGTCATATGCCCACCCAATAACTGGAGAGTGCCCAATATCATCCGAGTTGGATACTTCTTTATTATTAGAAGTTTGTAAATCTGGAACATATATTTTTTGACCATCTTTAAATTTGGTTGCTTGAATGGAAGATCTCAGACTTCTTGGCGCATAAGCATGTGCATATTGAAGACCATAATTAACATTTAATCCTGCATCCAAGATTCCATCGTCTTCTTGTATTTGAGAATTCTCTAATAATCTTTGTACTAAATTTATCTTCCAAGACTTAATTTGTGCTTCAAATTTTGCGCCAGATCCTGCAGGAGTTACTGTAATTGAAGTATTTGATTGATCATATCCAATTCCACCATAGATAACTTTCACCTCAACTAAAGTTCCATTTGATAATATTGGAGTTAATAAAGCACCTATTCCACTTCCATTGACTGCAAGATTTGGTGGAGAATTATATCCACTTCCGGAACTATTAACTAAAACGTCAACAATTTGACCATTTGATACGATTGGTCTAAGTTCAATACCTGATCCCGAACTTAATTCCACCAGTGGTTGTCTATTGTGATTAATTATATCTTCAGAACCATATTTTGATCCACCTGAATTGACAAAAACTGATTGTACACCACCTCTAAAAATTGGTTGAACAATCGCATTAAAGTCTTGTCCGGTAAGTGTCGAAACACCAATCCTACCTCTGACAGAAACTTTAATTTCTGGATAGTTAAACTTATGAATTCCACTACCAACAGAAGTTAAATTAATATACTGTTTGGTATCAAAGTAGAATGAAGTGGTGATTCCTATTGTTCCAATTCCAATTTGTGATAATTTAAACTGACTATCATCAATCTTAGTTACATAGTAAGAAGTTGCAGATGATAGTCCTCCTATTACATTTTCAGTTGCATTATATACAATAACTTCTCCAGTATTATATCCATGATTGGAAATATTGATGGAATTTGAAGCAGTATTAATACCACTTATTCCTGTTGTAACCAATTTATTTTGATAATTTATTCCACTATTTTCTATAGTGATTGATCCAATTTGCTTCTTTTTATTTTTGGATTTAAATGAGTGATTTCCAACTCCATAAGAAGTTAATTGAATTGTGTTAATTCCTGCAACAGCATCTATAAATGATTTGTGGAGTTTTACGTCAGTTGCATTTTGTACTGAAACAAAATAAGTTGAGTTAGTTGATAGTCCACCAACTGAGGTCTGAGAATCTGTTATATAAACAACTTCTTCAGCGTCTCTAAATTTATGATAACTGTAAAATCCGATTGTGTTTGTTGGATTTAATTTTACTAAACCTGCAGCAGATATTGAATTAAAAGATACGCTATGATCAAAACTTATTAAACTTGTCTTTGCAGAGGCACCAGTTCCATTACCTCCAGTGATCTCAATTTTTGGTTCGTCTAAATAATCAAATCCTGGATCTATAATATTAATTCTTTCCAATCCACCAACAACAGAACAATATCCACTTGCTCCAGAACCATTTGGATCTGAAATATTTAAAACAGGTGGATTTATAATATCATATCCATTTCCTGGTGCAGCAGGAGCGATGCTTTCAATAGGACCATAGTAAACATTATCTTTTGATTTATAATTTAAGTTTTCTACACCATTAATAAAAATACCAGTTAGTCCTGGTTTTGTTTCATAAACGTTGCCATCAATTTCTGGTTCAGAAATTTTTCTGATTAACTTTTGAGATTCTAATGATTGAGTGCTTAAATCTCTATAAGTAAAATCAGCAAGTTCAAATTTAGCAGCAGTAACTGAACCACCTACACTTACAAAATTTTCAGTAAAAATATTTGTTCTACTTCTTGATAATTTAACTTCGGTATCACTTATTTTTTTTATAAAGTAAACACCAGTAGCAATTCCTAAAGAATTGGTTCCTAATGGTTTGTATACAATAGAATCACCAGTATAAAAACCATGTTTACCTACATTTAAAGTTGTACCACTAAATGTTCCACTAAAAACAACAGATCTGTCATTGATTTTTAGTGATCTATTTAAGTAAGAAGGAAGTGAAGGAGAAGCAACATATAAAGATTCTCCGTCAGAATATACATTTTGAACATTTGTTGTAAATTGGTTTACTGATGAATAATTTTCTGCTACTGCTTTCAATAAAACTTTATTTGCAATATAGGTTTGACTTTCATCAAGTAAATTGATATTGGATCCAAGTTGTATAGTAAATGATCTTTCGTTATCAAAAGAAATTACATTACCGGTATACGAAACCCCTGAAAAAGATAATAATGAAACAATATCACCAACCTTAAATGAATGATTGATATATGTGTTGATTTTATATGATCTATCAGAACTATCTAAAAGTTGAATAGAACTTACGTTATATTTTGTTGGAATATTGAAAAACCAATTATTTGCTTTTGAATCTTTTAAATCAACACCTAAAGTTTTTATTTTAATCGTATCACCACTTGAGTAAAAACGAGTATTATTTGGAACTTTAAAATCGGATAAGACACCAAGAATTCTAACTTTTACTTTTTTATCGCTTGACGATGCAAAAGAATTTGTTTTAACTTCAGTAGATGCTGGAATATCCTGTGTTATTCCAACGCAACCAAAGAATTGATTTAAAGTTTTTGAGGTGTAGGTTACTGTTAAAGATGTTTGGTTATCTAAATCAATAACTAAAGTCCCATTTGTATTTGGAAACGCTACAGTGGAATCTACTTCTAGTGTTGTTGATCCTGAAATTATTGACGATACAATCTTTGTCTTTGGATGTATTTGAAATTTTCCATAAATTGATCCAACTGCTGATATATCTTTATCATAATCAGAATCTAAACTGATTACATAATAATCTTTATTGCCTCTTCTTATTTTTTCTACTTTAGTTACAGTTCCTTGCGCAGCTTCAGTATACTCTGTTTCTTCTTGATATAAAGTTGTATTAATTAAATTTTCTGGATCACCTTCAATTTTTTCTACAACTAAATCCGAAGTAATCCTATATTGTGCATCAGAAGGTTGTATTAAATAATCTCTGGGTCTAATAATCTCAACATTTTGTCCATATAAAGCACCAAATAAAATTTTAAATGAATCGTCGGTGCCTTTAGAGGAATAAAAATCTATAGATTGTTTAATAAAAAGCCTTTCGTTTAAGTCAGAATATAGTTCTCTTTCTTCAAATCCAGGAGTTACTTGCTTTTTGACTTTAATTAAAAACTCTTTTAGAAAAAGAACACTTAAATTTGATACAGTTGCAGATGAACTATGCTCTTGTGCTTCAGTCTCTTTAAAAGTTAACTCATCTTTTATTTTATGTGAGGTTATACCACTAAATCCACGCACACATCCTTCGAAAGTTGTAGAGGTTTTTGAAGTGTATGTGATTATTTCAGAATCAATTAATAAAAGACCATAAGAATCTGGAAATCCTGCAGTAGAAACAACGTTAATCGCAGTATCAAAAAAAGTTACATCAGTGGATAATGTAGTTGATTCAATTAAATTCGTTAAATGATCAATCTTAATATATTGATCAATGTTTTGAAGTATGTCACTTGATCCTCCTTGATTCTCTAAGGAGGTGTAATATTGAGATAAAAATTCCGAAACAAGTGGAAATTCTTCTAAAACAAACTGTGGCAGTTGATTTTCAAGGATGGAACTGATTTTGATTCTGGTTTCTGTCATTTTATTATATTCTTACGAGGTCTCCGTTAGTGTAGCTTGATGTAACCTTATATGATGATCCAGATAGATCTGAACCAGAAGAAATTTCATCAGATAACATATTTAATGTACTGTTATTAATATCTAGTTGCAAATACAAATCCTGTAATCCAATCGCATCATTAGATTTGGGAATCACTGAAATTTGAATAATTGGTTGAGAAAATGAAGTTTTTGAAGTTGAAGATATATTAACTGGATATAATGTTATTTCTCCCTTCACATAATCAATTTTACCAGCATTCTTTTTCACGATTATTGGTTGTGTTGAGGATTGTAGTTTAAAGAAAAATATATTTCCAGTCAATCCATTAGAATCTGGAAGATCTGTCATGTAAATTGTATCATTTATTCCAGCAACTTTGAATCCTGAAGATTTTATGTTATACCCCGCCATGTTTTTAATATAAAATTCATTTCCATAACAAATTTCATAATCTGCAAATTTATTAACTTCTGCTCTTAGATCACGCCTCATTACAACTTTAGTAATGTTAGATGTAACCGCAGAATCTGAGTCATCAATTATTTTTAAATATTTGCTATATTTAAACCTTGCACCGTATTTGTTTAATTCTTTTGAGTTTGCGTAACTTTTTATATTACTAAAAATAATATCTTTTAAATAATTCGAATCATTGGTTGCATTTGAGTTATAATAAGCAGTTGTATCCGTTTCTAGGTAAAGATATTTCAAATCAATAATTTCGGGAACTATACCTGCAACTGTATATTTTCTCAAATCTCTTTCCAGGTTATCTTTAACTTGGTTAGAAACAAATGGACCATTAATGGGTTTAATACTAATAAAAACTCTTCCATATTGAGGAGGAGTCAAATCTTCTCCACCAAAAACAGATATTGATTCTGCTTCCGGATATATTATTGGAATGATAGTTTCATAATCAGTCGCAGTTACTGCACGATTTTGTGCGGCATATTTTCTAGGCGCATATTTCTTAATAGATTCGACAGATTCAATTTCTCTTCCATTCTGCGATGTGGAATTTGTTGTGATTAAAGAAATACCATCTGTAACTACTCTATTGCTATTATCTACAATGCGTCCATTGAAATTAAATGAGGAAACTCCATTTCCATTTTCGCCGTTAGTAACATTGTATGAAACTTCAATATAATTTAAATTGGAAAGTTTTTTACCAAATACACCATCGCCAAAAATTAATTCATATCTTTGATCTTCTATTTCTTGAATAAAGAAAACCTTTGATTCTGAATCAATATCAAAAAGATTTCTTGATAATTTATATGCTCTTTTAACCGTGCTTGCTTGAGTATCTCTTACAAACACACTGATAGAATCTACATCAATATTAGCATTATCTAAAATAAATTTTTGATTTGTGTTATTTCCATCAACTGTAAAATTATTGACAATATATGATCCCTCATAAACGTTGATATTTTCAAACAATGCAATTCCATTAACTACTGGAACAGTAATGTCTTGTGAAACTATAAAAGAAAAACTTTGAGTTCCAAAAGAACTATTTGAAGTGCAAACAACGCCATTTTTCAATGTTAATGTAAGTGGATTTGTTATAAATCCTGTAGTATCTACAAAGAAAGAAACATTTGCTTTTGATGCTGAACGAGAATGTGGAACGTAACCAATGTTTCTTGCAAGAGAAACAACATTTTCTCTAAGTGTTGCGCTATCAATGAAAACCTCATTGCTAATCATATTAGCATTATATGAGGAAATATATGTATTATACGCTAAAACATCGATCAAAGTTGAGAGATTTGATCCTTCATAATCGTAGTCAGTAAAGTTCGAATTCGCTCTTAAATACTCGCGAATTGAACTTTTTATTTGATCGAAGTCTAAATTCGTAAAATTAACTAATGCCATTTATCGTGTTGGCTGGAGTGCAAATGATAACTGTTGCGGTAAAACATCAATACCTACAATTCTATAATTTATAGTTACGTTAAATTCACCTTCATTATAATTTGGTGAAACATTTATTGAGATTAAATCCACTCTTGGTTCATAATTTATAATAGTATTTTCAATTTCATCTTTAATTACAGATGCTGAGATTTGATCAACATTTTCAAAAAGAGAACGACTTACTTTTGAACCTAAATTTTCGTTAAAAAAGCGTTCTCCTGGATAAGTTAATACCAAGTTTCGAAGAGAGCGAGCAATAGCAGTCTCATTTTTCAGAGCAATAAGGTCATAATTGAGTGGATTGGCCTGAAAGGTCATACTCAGGTCTTTAAATCCTTTACTGACCCGCTCTAGAGGCATAAAAAGTACAAAATCTGTATTATTTATTCGCCTTTTTTGAATTCATATAGAGGTTCAGTGCCATATTCCCAGTCATCATAGTCCTCATCATTGCGAATTTTTGCATGAATATCATTTTGTTGAGAAAAATCATGCTTTTTGGGGTTCAGATCGTCGTTTGCAATCTCTCTAAGCAGTTTCTGGTCCATTTTGTGCTCCTGATTCGTTAAAATCAGAACTTTTTACGGGGTTGCTATCCCGAATTTTTGTAATTTCGTACATAAAATCGTCAGATGTCTCTATTTTGCGACGATTTTCGACAGAGTATTCGGTTAAATCTATTTCATAACCTGGATTTTTGGTAATTCTATCCTTAGTCCATGCATCATCATACCATAATATCTTATTATTTGGGTATGCATAGAAATTTCCATTGTCCATCTTGAAAAAATGAGCACATTTATGCTCTGGAGTCTCACTAAAGTTAGTATTCAGAGTAGATTTTGACTCCCATGACCAATCAAGAGTGAACATGTAGGTTCCTTCATTCTTTTCTCCACGATAATTAATCAATTCAGCACGTAAGTTAGCCAATCTTGAACGAACTTGAACATCAACGTAAGGAGAAAAACAATCCCACCACATACACTCTTCTAATTCAGGTACTGGTGCGTCAGGTTTCCAACAAAACGCATGAATTGGTCTTCTTGTCCAGTTCACCCCATTCTCTAGAAACGCCTCAAAGAGCGGTACGTGCTTCTCTAAGGACGCTACAGAGTGTACATCGCATAAAGTTACCTCACCATGTCCTTTTTTATGATTATAAAGGAATTCATTACGAATATAGCAAGTAATTGTTGGAAGATTATGATTAAGATATGCCATAGTTAATACTAAAAAAGCAGGAATTTCTTCCTGCTCTATCTATATTATTTTCCTTGACCGCGATACTTTTTCTTACGTCCATTACGAGAGGTCGCACTGAGCAATGTACGAGGAGAACTTCCTTGACGAGTCTTCTTTGGTGCTCCTGCTTCAAAAATAGTCTTCGATCCACCTTTAGCCATTTACAATTTCCTCCATTTCTAATTCATTAGGATCAATGTCTTCTCCCGAGTAAAAACGCTCCGAGAAGTCTTGTAAAATCTCACTGCAGTCTTCCATAGTGAGATTAGTATAAATTTTACGCCCTTTGTATAAAAGATTGTAAAGTGTACTCATTAGATTACGCGAGTTTTTTCATGTCCAACTCTAATACGAGGATCGCACCAGATTTCAAAGCCTGCCTCTTTTGCATCAAGACAGAATGAAACATCTTCACCACACATATCCTGAACTGCACCAGATTCAAAGACTTGCATCTTAGGAGCAAACCAAGGATATTCAAGAT